CTCCTCTTGAGTGATGACATGTGCAGCTATTTGAGGAACATGTCGGCTTCAGAGGCTGGTTGCATCCATGAAAACCCGTTTTTTGGACTGACAGATGGGCTGAAAAGGAATTATGCCGTTCTGAATAAGAATTGGCTGCAGGGCCAGCTAAACTACCTATCTAGCAATGTGCATGCTTGTTGTGCCAGGTTGATTAAAAAGACTTCTGAGACTCATCGGCAGAGCCGGGTCAGTTATGCAGTTCACTCAGATGATTTCAAGGTCAACATCAAGCATGGACCCAACTTTGACATCTCGACCTTCTTGTGCCTGCTGGACCTTGTGATGAATCTGCACACTCTAAGTTAAATTACAAAAAGAGCAGTGTTCACAAAGATTATCTAGAGATGGTGAGCCAGATCATATACCATGGAGAGGCACGCCCTAGCTGGGTTAAGTCCTTGATATCTGTTGTGAGTGCTCTGCCTTACACTGGCTTTGAGCAAGATAGAGATGCCACGGTCAGTAAAGTGGCTACTGCATTGTCCAACGGCTGCCCACCCTCTGTAGCCTCTGTGGCACTAAGATACATAATGGAGGAAACATCTAGGGTGTATTCCATGCACAAGACAGGAGCCAATAGTGTCCTAAGGATATTCAACAAGTCTAACCAAGAAGTGCCAACTTTCTTGGGTGGATGGGGGAATGAAGACACATTCGCCTTGTCTGCATTAGGTTCAAAGGCTCATGATGTTACCCTGCTTGTTGATTTCCTAAAAGGGGTCTACTCAGGTATGGAGTTGAACATGGTCTTCAAAAGGTCATTCCCATTGTTTGAGGATTTTATCGGAGACATCAAAAGAGTTTTGGAGATGTACCCAGAGCTGGCTGAGATTCTGAGAGGGTCCTGGTTGCTCAAGGTGTTCAGCAAGAGACTGAACTTGATACCCAATGAGGCTGTTGAGGACTGGGATGACATGGCCACTGTTGGAGGACTATTCAGATTCAAAAGATTTGTGAATGCCAAGATGAAATACCTGTCATGGCTGTATCAGATGTATCCTGATGATGAAGGTTGGACTGAGCTGAAGAAAGACTGGATGTTGAAGAATCCGAGCTACTCCATAGTGAAACCGCAAACAGACAAGGATCTCCTGATATACTATAGAATACTCCTAGACAACTCAGCCTTTCTGAGATCTTACACCAATCAGAGCCAAGAGCAGCTCTTGATAAATAGGGTCAGGAGCTCAAAGGACAAAATCATGTCTTTGCCAGTGAAGGATCTCACCATCCAAGAGAGTGCTGCCAGCAAGAGTGGAATAATGTCTGGAGACATGGTGACTATAAAGGAGGGTTTGGAATGGTTCAGAGATCTAGATGAGAACATAACTAATGATGACATTGTCCGAGTGGTCACAGTGTGGCTGATCAGCAACACCAGGGTGCCCACTTGGCTCAATGTCATCACACAGACTACCACCACCTCAGCTCTGTACTACAAACAGTCAGTACCAAGAAGGATGCCCAAGCCTGAAGGGAAAAGAGTATACTCTGCCCCAGTGACAACCATGCTGCAATACCTGTATGACATAGAAAATTTCCGGAAGGATGGGAAGGAGCTCATTGTAAATGATGCAGTGAAGGCTGACCTGAGCTTCATATCTAAGACTGTCAAAGAAATATTCGGTGACATTGCACAAGTGGACCTATGGAAGAATTTGAGGCTTCTGGTCAAGTTCTTGACTGCTGATGACTCACACAAAATCTACATGATGCCCACCACTAACATAGGAGCTTTGTCCAACATGATGAGTCAGATTTACAGATCAAGCAAAAATGATTTCTTCATGGTAGGTGGCGAAACCATGTCTATGATCGTGAGTGGAGACTCAATAGGGAAAAAAGACAATCAGACCATAGCATGCAATCTTTGCAAGAGATTGTCAGAGATCTACCCACACTCTGAGAATGACAGGTTTTTCCCATTTTTGAAGGATTTGTTGAATAGAGTGTACATAGGAAATGAAAAGGCCATTTCCATCCTCACTGAGTCTCCTAGACATAGCAGCAAGAATTTCAAGATCTGGCATTACATTTTGACAGGTGAGGATCTTGGGATAAGTGAGGAGGACTATGAAAGATCACACATTGCAGTAAAGAAGGAGCAAATTTATGATGAGTCTCTCAA